AGTAGATCGTCGGCAGCGTCAGATGTGTATAAGAGACAGATTAAGAATAGTTTTATCTTTAAATTTTTTAAAGCTAAAGGGAGAGGCTGACTTAAAATCAACTAGAACACCATCGACAGTAGCATCCTTATGTCCACGTACACCGTTAGACGTAAGCTCTGCCTGTTCTTCTTTAACTTCATGTCCAGCTACCTTACAGAACAGAATAAGAAGTTGTTCTAAAATGTCACCGTATAAAAACTTAATGAGAGTAGGGGCAGAGAGTGCTGTTTTCTCCGCCCCATTCATCTCATACCAAATTTTTCTATCCTTATGACCAATTAAGGATAGCCGCAGGGACGGTTCTCTTGGCTTTCTTACTTCAGAGATGGAGGAGGCAACAGAACTGACTACTGCTTCAGCGAAAGCGTCGAGGTCTTCCTTTTTTATTTTTATTTCCTCTTTGTTGGTAAAGAGACAATAAATATCTTCTACCAGTGTGTCAATCGACTTAGCCATATTCTGTTACCTCCTTGATTAGCTACTATGCAGCCCTAGATTCAGGTTCTGCTAGTAGCTTGTATCGCGTATAAGGACCATCGGGAGAATTAGCCTTAATTGCGATAATTTTGTAGCCACGCTTGCGAAGGCGTGAGATAGTCGCTGTGAGGTTTTCACACCAGCCACGTTCAATTGCAGTCTTACGTGTGACACGCATACCACGACGAAGTGCTGAGAGTACTAAAGATTCTTTAGTCATTCTTTTTACTTTCCTTTTCCTTTTGTATTTGAAGATTAAGTTTAACAGCTTCTGCTGCCTTTCGTTTCGTAGAAGCATCACCAAAGATACCCAAACGATCAGATACTACCTTTGGTAAAAGTCCTTTTTCTGCACACGCTAGTGCGTTTTCAAAAGTACCATAGTCGCTAACAGAGCCATCAGAGCTTACATAGTCTCCTGTAACTGGATCATAGCCACAGGTATTCTTAGTTGCTTCTGCATAGCTATAACCAGCAAATAAAGTAGCAGCTAGTAGGGATACAGCTAGAGATGTTTTATTCATCTAGATTTTCCTTATAGAGCTTCTAAATCAGAGTTAATGGTGAAACCATCTTCGTCCTGAAAGTCAGTAGAAGGATCACCATAAGGTATATAATCAATAACCTGCATCGCCATAAAGTCTGCGGTTACTCCAGCCTTACCAGCATAACTATATTCGTAGGGCTGAATCTTGATCTTAGCATATGATCCATTACCAATCAAACGACCATCCCAAGGATTGCGTTTTGCATCGATAACAGTAGGAGGATTTCGCATACTACCATCCTTCTTTGTTACCCTGCGCCTTGCGGAGTAGAAGTCTCCCTTCTCATCGTTCTTGTTCTTGATATTTAAACCAACAGACTCAAGCTTCTGACGGGTTTCTTCATCTTCAACTGAAATGTCAGCTTGCCAAACAGGTTCGTAGTTGGTGTTTGGCTCAACTACTGAAGCCCAATAAACCTTGCCTGAGATGATGATTGGATCGTATTTCTTACTTGCCATTTTAATCTCCTATATAATGCCCTTTGGCATGGGCTATTTCATGATAACTTGTGAATACTACTCTAACCACTTACGCTTGTCAACACTTTTCTTATTACTAGACCTAATTTTTTTAACACAGTCGTCAAAAGACATTAGATCGGGTTGGTGTACAGCATACACCCTTCTGCCAACAACTTCAATACGATCTTCATTATAAAGATCATCTACTGAACAGAAACCTTTAAGCTCATACTCATTCAGGTTATTCTCTACTACTAAACCAAAGATGTCAATATCTGGTTTCGGTCCTATGTTTGCGAGAAGCTTACCTGTTTTGTATTTCGTTGCCTTAATGTCTACTCCAAAACCTTCTATGAAGATGTCACCTAGATCAGTCTTACCTTTCTTAGATTTTGGTTGAAAGACGAACATATCTTCTGGGTATTGATTGCATACTTTATGTATAGCTAACTCAGCCCTAGCTCCTAGCTCGTCTATCTCTATAGGGTTAGACTTAGAATAAGAATTATCTCTAATATTCGACTTTCGGCTTCCCTGACTTCTTCGATTACCAATTAGATTAGCAAACTTAACTTCATCAGGTGTTAGAAATATTAGTGTGTCTCTGACCAGTTCCGGCCTACTTTGTATTCGCTGTCGAGTGGGCATCGCACATTCAACTCCTTTTCTGTGATCTTCATAGCTTTCTGAGTTAGCCTACCAAATCTATCTGCTTGATCTTTAGCACAATCAAACTGATATTCGTCGTGAATGCTGGCAACCAACTTAGCATCTATCTTATGATCTCTTATCAGTTTATTAATTGATACTACCCACTGCTTACATATGATAGCACCAGCACCCTGAAGAAGAAGGTTCATAGCAGCGTGTTGATGCCGTACATGAAGTCTCCTACCATCCAGACCCTGTATATACCCTGTAGCTGCCTGTTTGTCAACAGCTTTCCTTAATTCAGCCAGAGCCGGTAAACTCTGGAGAAAGTTATCAATAAGACGTTGACCATGTTTTGCCGTACCTCCTACGATACTTCCTATCTTAGTTGCACCAGCACCATAGATAAAAGCATATATAAAAGTCTTAGCTTGATCTCTTGTCTCTAGTCTTGCAGCTTTCTGATTAGCTGTGTGAATGTCTCCTTCAACAACCTCTTTTGTATAGGCTGCGTCATTCATATAATGAGCAAGACATCTTAACTCTAAGGAACTAGCATCACAACCAACGAGAAGACGATCAGGAGAAGAAGAAGTCCAGCATTCTCTGCACTCCCTCCCATATGGAGAATAAACTGCTGGAATTTGTGCCATGTTTGGGCTGTAGTGTGCCATACGTCCTGATATAGCTTTGAGCGTAAGAACTTTTCCGTGTACTTTTCCATTATCTTCTCGTAACAATTTTATCCAAGATTTAATCTGTGCTGTTCGTTTATTGAGAAGAAGGTATTCTGTAATCATCTGTGCTTCTGGTATGTCTACCTTCTTCAGAGCATCTTCATCTACAATAGGATGACCAGTGGGTGTGAATTTGTCTGGTTTCCATCCCTGCTCGATTAGTCGTGCGGCTATCTGCTGACGACTGGCTGGATTAAATACTATAATCTTATCCTTCAGAGGCTTTCCTGTTTTCTCTGATACTCTCTTCTCTATAATTGGAGGATATCTTTTTTGTAGGTCTTTTTCTATCTGTGCTGACTTATCAGAAAGTCTAGCCTGTAGGGTCATGGCTTTCTGTAAGTCAAGAGTAAAACCATTCCTTTCCTGAGTGTCTACAATGTTACGAACACTGTACTCAAGGTTGATAGCTTTCCGGTACTTGTTATTTGGTATCTCCTGTCGAATACGTATCCAGAGACGATACGTAATTTCTACATCACGTATGCAATACGTAATCATCTCTTCGGTAAGCTTGCTGAAGTCATTGAAGTCGATCTTCTTGAAACCAAGATCGACACCCCAAGACTCTAGCGAATGTTTCTCTCGTGTGGGAAAGAGAAGTTGAGAAAGAATAAGAGTATCTTCTACATTATTTAGATGTAGGTTCGTTCCAGTAAGTCGATTAAGCGTTGGAGCATCAAAGCTTATGCCGTTGTGCATAATGAACTTTGACACTCCACTTGCAAAAGAAGGAAACTTTGTTAGGCACTCATCTCCTTTCCAGACATTTACCTGACCAGTATCTACATTCTTTGTAACAATACAGTAAATTGTAGTAGCGTCTAGTGAATCAGTTTCGATGTCTAGTATCACTTTCATTTTTTTATTTCCTGTTAGTATAAGTACTACCTACTACTCTCAACTTTGTTGAGTAGTAGGGTAGTACCTAATGGTGGTGCTAGAAAGAGATGTCGTTGCTGCTGTCTGTAAGATCGTCACCAAGATTTACAACTTCGTGTAGCCTACCAGTTTCCTTATTGAAAAACAAGTGACAAGCGACACCAGTTTCACCAGAATACCTATTCTTCAGTACGCGAATGGTGGTGGTGTTCGCAATGTTAGCATCATCAGACTGCTGATCACGTTCCATAGCTACGACAGCATCAGATAGTTGTGCAATGGACTGTGATCCACGCAGATGGGACAGGCTTACCTCTTTACCATCTTCATGTCCACTGTCTGCTCCTGTACGGCGTAAGTGTGATACGAGAAGTAAGGCACAGTTAGTTTCTTCTACTAGACTGCGAAGCTTGGTCATAAGAACGTCGATGTTCCTACGCTCGTCCATGCCCTCCAGACCTGATACGAGAATGGAAAGATGGTCAAGGAAAATCCACCTGCAATCTAGTGCCTTAACCATGTAGCGTACACGAGCAAGGATTTCCTCCGTACCCATAGAGCCAAAGTGATCAAAGGCAAAGAACCTTCCCGTTCCTACAGTAGCTTCTTGCCACTTGTACATCTCAGCGGGTGGAAAATTTTCCCGTTCCTCCCTGATATAGAGCCGTGCATTA